AGGGAGGATTGTCGTTACAATCTCATTCCAACCAAATTGAACAACAAACGGTGAGATAATTGTTACGAGTAATACACCAATAATAATTCCTAGTTTTTTCATTTTATAAATCCTCCTCTTTCACGAAAGTTCCGTCAATCCAACGACCTTTTCGGTCTTTGATTTCGTTGTAAGCCAGTTCAAAACATTCATCGAAGTTATAACCTAGCGACTTGCTGATTGATTTTAACCAATAAATTGAACGAGTTAAATCGACTATATATAAATCTTCATTTGTAAATCCATTTGATAACTGAATATTACTGATTGTCCTGTTCAAAAGGGCTAGACATTCTATGACATGGTATTCGTCGTATTTGTTGCCAAAAACTTCATCAAAAATCTTATGCACATCCTCTTTTATCAACAATGCCAGACCGACAATCACGACTGCGCAATCTCCGATACTGTCCTTGGTCAATTGCTCATTCTTCTTGAGATAGCCTGCACATAACTCTCCGAACTCTTCACTGAGTTTAAGCGACTGCTTGTCTAGTCGTCCACCGTTTTCTAGGTCACGGTCAATAAACTATTGTTTTACATTTTCTAATGTGTTCATGATAACTCCTCTTCATCATCTTCTATTCTTATCAAAGCTTTTCTATTTGGGAAATGTGTTTGGTGCCATTTTCTTGAATACATTTTTAAGGCATCTAAACTTATACCAGTACATTCGCTTATCTCATATAATGTTCCCATTGTGACAAATCTATCTCCTGAATACAAAGCCCAATCATGATTCCATTTATCGTTAACTACCATTCAATCCCCCTTTCTATTCTTTTGACCAAACATTCACTACAAATACCATTTTGAAATACACAATCATAATCCAACTTGTCTTTCAAAGAGAAAAACTGCTCACAATCTTCACAATCTAGCTTGTTGTCCATTTGTATCTCTTTCTAAAGCCGTTCCTATTTTCTCGCTATAGTAACTCAAAATCTTGCTTTGGTTCATTTTTGTTTGTGTGATATTGTCTATAAAAAATTCCAAATCTGCACTCATTTCATCCAATAACTTAACAACCTTCAACTGATATTCCATATCAGGGACTTCAATCGTTATCTTGGACAATCTAGCTAGTGACAACCTTGGTTGATTGTCGCCGTCTGCACAACGTTCTATTTCTTCCCGTTTCATCAACAGCCAATGAAATAAATACCGCTTATCTATTATTTCTTTTGGCTCAACCTTAAAGCTACCTTCATCCATCCAAAATGGATCTCGATGGAAATAAACAGCACCAATTGTACCCTTACGAGTCAAGCGGATTGTATCACTTTCACAATTGAATTTGTCTGTCGTGCCTTTTGATTTCATGCCAGCTCCATAGATAAAATAAGGACCATCTGTTGTTTTCGTTCTAGTGCCTGAAATAAGCTCGCAAACTTCTAGCAATCCGTGCGTTGTTATCTTATCTGGTTTCATTCTAATCCTACTGCAAAATTATAAGCCAATAAATAATCATCTAAGACCTTGTGGCATTTCGTTATGAAAGCTTTTAAATCAATATCTGCATTAAAGAATTGAATCAAGACTAGTTGACTTGCTAAATGTTTTTCAAGATGATTGATTGCCATCTGGTCTAATTCAGCATTTACTTGGTCAATGTCTATTTCTTCTTTCTCTACTGGTTTTTTAGGTATTACCCAGTTGAAATCTGAATTTAATTTATCAGATTCTTGATATTCAATCTTTTGGGTCTTACAGTCGTATATCTCTTTTGAAATTTCAGAATCATTTTTCTCTTTATCAATTACTAAAAAAATCACGTTGATAGATGTGTCTTCAAATCCATTTTGAATCTCATTCAATTCAACAAGGTTATTCCCTACCAGCTCTCTCATCTTCTTCTCAGATTGACGGTAAGCAATACCAGGGAACATGATATAAAATCCGTAACGTTTCGTGTAAGTCATCGATTTCAACAGGAAGATATCATCAACAACACCCGACTTCTTCCACGGGAACAATTCTTTAATAGCCTGTTGGTCTTCTTCTGGTAAATCTTTCAATTTCAGAGAATAAGGTGGGTTCATTGCAATTGCATCAACTTGTATATCTGATTGATAAGTGAAAAAACTCTGATTACTCACGACTGCATGAGGAAAATTGCTTTTCAACGCTTCACAACTCTCCTGCTGAATTTCTACCGCATGAAAATCAGCCATACTAATAAACTGCTCCAACTGTCCAGAACCTGCAGCTCCATCGAAGACAGATATATTTTCACCGCAATATTGCTTTACTTTTTTAGCTAAGTATTTGCGCAAAGGCTTACCAGTCACATACTCAGCAAATTTATTGGCTTTTTCGCGGTTATTATGCTCAACAAACGTCATAGTAACACCTCATCTCCTACTTTCACATTATCATACTGCTCTTTCGTAACCACGAACACACCATAGTCACGAATGGTAAGCGTGTATAACTTCCCATGTCGTCCTTTCTCGACGACCTTACCGAATATTTCTGCGCCTGCGTTATCAGCTTTATAGACAATCATCGGGCGCTTTTCTTCTAGTTCTGCAATCTTATCCATCTGCCAGATGTTTAATCCAGCAGAGACGAGGATACATACTGTGATGAATCGTTTCAATCTGTTACCTCCTCAAATTTCATAAACGTCAACCAATGCGTAGTACCTCTTTGTTGCCCAAACAATGGTTTAAAAGGTACAGATTTAAGAACTTCTTTAACGTTGATTTGACAATCAGACCATTTAAAAACTAGAGTGCCTCCAATTTTTAGAACTCTCATGCATTCTTCAAACCCCTTGGCTAAATCTTCCGACCAGGTAACTTTATCCAGCTGACCATACTGAGCTTTCATGATTGAGTTTTTACCTGCCCATTTTAAATGAGGTGGGTCAAAAACAACCAAATTAAAAGCATTGTTTTCAAATGGCATGTCACGAAAATCTCCGACAACGTCAGGGTTTACGTTTACCTTTTTCCCATGTATTTCAAATTTTTCTTGTCTGATGTCCATGAAAGTTGTATGACTCTCATTTTTATCAAACCAAAACATACGACTGCCACAACAAGCGTCTAGTATTCGTATATCTCCCATCACTCCACCTCCTTGCTCTTAATTTCTCCAGTAAGTCTATTTTCTAAAATGTGACTTGTATAGCAAATATCGCTTTTATATGTATAGTGATTAACAGTTTCTTCAACCCATTGATTTTTAGTGTACGGGTATCTATTTGGTCGTTTCATATTACCACCTCACATATAAATATTTTGTGTCAATATCTTGTTCTAAAATACAGTCCCTTAACGATCTCAAAACTTCTAATGCATCACTGACTGTTCCCCATTTATTTTCAGGTTCATACTGTACATATTTTTTAGGGTGTCGTTCTAATTCAGAGATACCGCGTTGAATGTTATCTAAAACATCAGCAATGTTGTACGTAGTGCCTTGATCAAAATCCCAATCCATAGCAATTCTAAACATCTTCCCGAGATTGTAGGTCGGAGAACTATATCTAGGTTCAGCAATACAAATATAATCTCCACTCTCTATTTTCGCTAAGATTTCCAAATCATAACTCATCACTCCACCTCCTCAAAATAACTATGAAATTTACTTAAATTGACAATAGCGACCTCTTCGACAAAATGTTTTTCGATGTCAAAGTCTGGATCGTTTTTCCCAAACTCTTTCTTTATTGCTTTTTCAGCAAGCGAAGGTAAAGCGAATATACTTGCCCCATTTCTTAAAGCGAGCGCTTGACCGTGTTTATTTACTATTCGATAACCAACATCAAACGGTCTGATTTCCATTGGGATTTTTATGCGTTTACTTTGATTCTTCATTCCTTCTTCAAGAGTTTGTATCATCCTTCAACCTCCTCAATCTCAATCCCTTCACAATCGAACACCCAGCCGAACCCAGCTTCTTCTAGTTGTTTGCGAGTGTGAGCTGTACGGTATTCTTCAGTTTCTTCCTTTTGACTAAAAAGCCATTCACGACAAGACTTAAAGTAGTTAAGGTACTTATATTCTTCTCTTAAACATTTTATTTTCACGAAAAATTTCTTCTCTTCCTCGACCTCGTAGCCTAAAATCCAAGCTAGTGCGAATGTTTCTTGGTTGTTTTTACCCTCAAGCCATTCCATGGTTTCTTTTCTCCCAAATAAAGAATCCATTGCTTGAAACAAATCCCAGTCACCAGATTTTTTGAAATACTCAATTTTTTCCGCCACAAGCTGCGGAACTTTTACTTTTTGGGGTTCGTCAAGACTTTTAATAAGCTCCTCTATATATACATAAACTGCCCAACCAGTAAGTCTTATGAGGGTTTCTTTCTGTACCTCAATCCTTTTTAACGCTTCCTGCTTATTCATCTTCCATTTCCTCAACTTTCCGTCTTAATTCTTTATTCTTTTTCTTCAACAAATCGCGCTCCAGCGCTCTAATCCGTCTCTTACGTGCATCGCACGGCTTCGAATACTCTGCTATCTTCTCTTCGTTTTGCTCGATTGTGCGTTTCAGTCCGTCAATCACTGTCTGTTTGCTATATTCCATAGTTTGTCTAACCTGTAAAAATCCAGCTCTTGCCCCTCATGGCTCAAAGGCACAAGAGCTAGCAAATTCTTTATACGTCATTCGTCCAAGTCTGACGCATATTCTAGCTCGCTTTTAACGTGGTTCGCGGCACGTTGATTTTGTTGCTAAGTAATAGCAATCTACCGCACCATAATCAAAACGTACATCGTCTTTTCCGATATATTTTTTAAATTTTGGTCTGGTGATACCAGAGAACGCCCATTGATGATCTTCCATCTGCTCAATGAGATCATCGACATTGTCAAACGTCCCAAGGTAAAACTTGCAGTGCCCGTTGTAGACGAAGTAAAGCTCTAACATCACTCCACCTCAACAGGATAAAAGTTCCCAAAGGAACCCCTTATTGCCTTGCTGACTTGTAAGGCTGCCGCCCGAGAAACAAACCTCAATGCTTTCTTCTCCTCGGAACATGAAATATCCAAGCCAGTCGCTCCGATAACTGCGTACCTCAGAAACGGCTTATCCTCTCTTGTCCCATGCTTTAAAATAAACATCAGCCACCTCCATTCTCAAGTCTTTCAAGTAATTCACGTTTCCGTTTTTCAAGCTCTTCCTTATCCTCCTCACTTGTAGTATTCACATAGTTAGGTTGAGACCATTCAGGAACATTGGATTTTCCTTGTCCTGGGCGATTGCTGATTTTGCTTTCCTTGTATGCTCGCTCACGTTCATCGACTGCTGCAATCGTCAAAACTCCATCGTTTTTCCAATTCATCAAAATCGCTCTGATATAACTAAAATTCCTTTTACCATTGTCAGCAGCAAGACCAATTGCTTTCAAGACAACTTTCGCTTCCATTCCATCCAAAGTGATGAACTCTTTCAAGATTTCAAATTGAGTTCCATCTAACGGAGCAATACGAGATTGATATTCTTCCACGATGAGCTCGACTGGATTTTTATCTTTATCTATATCTTTCTCTATATCTATATCTATCTCTTTATCTATATCTCCGTTGCAAGTTGTTGCAATAGTGTTGCAATGCAACTTTTGTAATTCTCTGTGCTTACGACTTCTACGAGTGCTCGCTGTTTCACTCCCAACCATCTCAGGAACCTGTTCTAAGAAATAATCACGGTCAGAGTTTCTAGTCAGCAATCCTTTACTTTCTAAAAAAATCAATGTAATTTTAATATCTTCAACATTTTCGTCAATGACAAGAGCAATTTCTTCGGCTAGATTGTCAGCAAGTCCATCATAGTAAATATGCCCTCCGTCCTCCAAGCTAATTAACATCATTTTGAGGTAAATGATGGTATGTGTATCTCCACCAGCAATTTTGCGAAGCAGTTTCATCTCCTTTGACTTAAAGAAGTCCTGAGCAAGCTGAATCCAGAAATACCGCTTGTTTTTTAACGCCATAATCTCACACCCCACTTCCTGCGATTCGCACGGTACTTCATCCGCATATCCTCATAGATATGCCTGCCTTCTAGCGCCATTTTCTCAACCTTTAACAGCTTATTTTCAGAGACTACATCACGATAGTCCTTAGCTAGTTTTTCATAGTCCGTTAGGTATTCTTTGATGAGTGATATTTTTCTATTCTCGTCCTCTAAATATATTTCAAAGTCAGACTTTTCTTCATCAGACGATAACATTTCTTTATTCACTCTTTCATGCCACAACAGCCATTCAATCAATTCTTCCATTTCCTGACCTCCTCACTTCAAGATGTGCATTTTAGGTTCTGACAAGGCTAGAGGATCAGGACGCAAACCTACAGGCGGTTCTTTGTCATAAGTGAAGCCAGTAAATGGTCTGCTGATATTCTTGCGAATTTCTTGCCATTTGTCCTCTCTACCACGTTCGTATGCATGGTTGTACCCTTGGATAATCATAGACGCAAATTCTTGTTCTTCTCGTCTTTCTTCTTCCTTGCGTTGTTCCTGCAATTTGATATGACGGCAAGCTCCTGCAAATCCAATCAGCAAGGCTCCAACGCCCATCAACTGGTTTAAAATCGGTGGTTCAAACATTTTTTAATCTCCTTTATTGTGCTAATTGACTTTGAAACCGAAGTACATCGTTCATGTCATATAAATATTTACCGCCTTTAGCATTTTGCTGGTAGCGGAATTTCCCTGCGTCTCTGAAATCTTCAATTTTCTTACGACCCCAACCTGTTTTCTCTTGGACATCTTTGATTGAAGCCCAGTTCGTACCTCTTGATACTCGTAGTTTAGCTTCAGTCATAGCTTTCACATTCAACTGGACAAGCTCTTCCAACAGTTCATTTTTGAAATCTTCTCCAAACAATTCCAAAGCCATTGGCAATTTCCTCTCTTTCGTGTTATAATTCAGTTAGTTATTTAAGTATGCGCCTGATTGCAGTCAGGTGCTTTTTTGCGTTGTTGTCAAATTGTCTTACTTTCCATAGCCCTGAGTTCAATCTCATGGCTTACTTGTCTAAATAGCTTCTCACATGCTATTTTAGCTTCTCTGTACGTTTTAGATTCGCTGATGAAGTAATCAGCAAGTTCAATAATTTTATCTTCCATTCGACCTCCTATATCAGTCTCCAGACTGATGAAATATTCTCTTAATTTGCTATAATAACTTTGACTAGGACCTCTCACCGTTTTAGTCAAAATTTCAATAGAAAGAACGAAATAATAATTATGGACCCTAACCAATTTCAAGACTTCCTTCCTCTTGTTACAGGATTTTTAGGAGGAGCTACTTCAGCCGGTGTGTTCGCTGGACCTATTCAAACATTACAAGATTGGTGGTATATCAATTACGGCCACAACATTTCTACTCAAGCAGCATTATTGCGTGCAAAGAATGAAATGGATGTTGAAAATCTGAGAAATAGTACACTTCAAGAAGTAGCAACTATCCCACCGGAGAATATCCAAGAACCACCTCTAAAAATATTGGGCCCTGCTTTGGAGGCATCTAAATATTATATTGAAGAAGAGGAGTTGCGTTCTATGTTCGCTAAAATATTAGCAAGTTCATTTGACAATCGAAAGAACTCGATTATACATCCATCTTTCGTTGAAATTATCAAGCAACTAGATGTAACAGATGCACATATTCTCCAATTTTTAAAAGAACAGAACCTCGCAACAGGAGCTCCGCTCCCTATCATGAAAGCTGTCGTAAATTCCGATAATGGTTATAAAATAATATTCCCAATCATATACTTTATAAATGGAACTGAAGGGATTAATGAATTGTCTCCATCTTTAACGAACCTAGAGCGACTAGGTCTGTTAAAAATTAATGATGATAGATATGATGCAATTGATTCAAACTATGATTTCATTAGAAACAACATCGTTGTTCAACATGTTCTTCAAAACCATCCAGAAATTAGTCTTAAGAAAATGTGTTTTTCAATCACTCCCCTAGGGAAGAATTTTTTGGAAGTTTGCTTATGATATCTTCAGCAAATTTCTTAACGCTTGATGTTTCGAAATCCATATATTTTTTGTACAGTTCATTTACTTTATAAATGTGGTAATGCATCATAGTATATGTCACAATTAAAGATGTCAGAACTGATATAATAAATGCTTCCATGAACTCTCCTTTCTAGTTTTCTACTAATTCAGGGTCTACCTTTACAAAGGTGGATTCTTTTTTTCCGCTATACGGATATCGTTTTGGTCTCATTTTCTTCCTCCTACGCTTGGCTAAATGCGTTCATTTCCATGATCTTCATCTTAGTATTAGTGCTTGGCTCCCAGGTCATCCAGTAGGCCAATGCGACTTCTGCGAACTTTTTCGGTAGCAGGTCATAGCGACTAATATTAAAGTGGTCTTTAAAATCAATCTCAGCTTGTCTAAAAACTGATTGAGCAAAAATCTTATCAGCATAAGCTGGACTATCAATACCGCCAAGGCAAGCCACGACACGAGCCTTGCGCTTCTTCAGGAGCGACTGAGCATAGCTTGGATGAATCGGTTGCTCACTCTTGAGGTAGTCGATATCTTCCAGCATGCTATTCTGTTGCTCACGCAACTTCTTCTGACCAGTAAACAGAGCAATAAAGGCATCCTCGTCCAAATCCTCACGAATAAATCCGCCCTGCTTGCGAATAGCTGGCAAGACCTCTGAAGTCACCCAGCGCTTGAACTCTTTTGCTTGAGGCAATTTGCTGGATAAAATGAGAGAGTAGAGACCAGATTCGTTAATAACGGTAACACCTCTATTTCCAAAAGTACCGTTTTGGTAGTTTTGGCGATCTTCTTCATCTACGTGACGGTTTATGTCTCGACTACCGTTTTGGTATCCTAGAATATCCGCAACATCCTTCCCGACAAACCAAGGCTCGTCATCAATTGTCAAAGCACGGACTTCCTGCCCGTGAAAATTAAAAATTTCGTTCATATTGTTCCTTTCTAAATCTCGTTATGATTAGGTGTTTTTTGTTGCATAGCACGTTTTCTGATAGCTTTCCTCAAACAATCAGCCAACTGTCCTATGTCAGCAATATTGCTTCCATTGATGCAACCAACAGCACCCAAAGCTTCATAATAGGTTTCTGTATGTGCCAAAACATCGTCAACCATATTTTCAAAATGTTTCTCAATGATTTCTTTGATGAGGTCGCTATCTTGTATTGTATCGTCCATTTTTACTCCTTTTCTAAAAATATACTCAACTACTATTTCTGTTATAATAAAGCCAGGAAGGGGGTGAGAATATGCACAAAATAAAAGTTACTTTTTCAGATGGTACCGAAGTTATTTTCCACGAAGAACAAGCTTTTCAATCTTGGAAAGCTTCAAATAACTCAGTTTCATTAGGCGAGATTTGTGGCCTTTGGTATCATCATCACGATGGTTTAGTTCCTAGTTTTTTAGAAATAGTGGCAAACGCTCTATTTTTCTTCGATATTGAAAATCCATCTCTTATCTATGCTTCTGCATCTATTGTGAAAATAGAAGCTATATAATTTCACACTAGGCTATTCAAGGCACGTTTCCTAATTTCGTCTTGAATAGCTTTTGTCATTGCTAAACCATGTTCTGAAAAATCAGTATATTTTGACACGAGCGAAATAGCTTGTGAATATGTCCTTGATTGTTGAATTGCTTCATCAGCCCTATTCTCAATAAAACTTTGGATATCATCTTTTAAATTCTCTAGTACCATCTTCCCCTCCTTAAATAATTATTCTGGCAACTGTGAATATTTCTCAATTGTCTCAACAGTAACAGTAAGAACTACTTTAGCCAGTCCGCTGTTTAGATTATGATTACGAAGAACTTGCAAAAGTTCTTTTTTTATTTTTTCCACTTCCTCTTCTGTTAGATATTCTGAAGCCATCCCTCTCTCCTTTCTTTCTAGTTCGTTCATAATATTCCTTTCTAAATTTGATATAATATAAATAAAACTCGGAGGTGTAACATGAAATTTGAACCAGAACTAGTAAGAGATATTTTGCTAGATATTGAAGAATTACATCAATATCCAGAACCGTTTATTTTCTCTAGTAACTCGAAGTTTAACAGAGCTAACAAGTATGAGACAAATACTATTGTTTATCACTGTAAGTTACTATCAGAAGCTGGTTTTATAAATTGGTCTCCGACCTTTGACGGTTCAAACTCTTTGTATATTGCTTTTGTTCATGGCATGACTTACCAAGGGCACCAGTTCCTTGATTCAGTTAGGAGTCCTAAAGTTTGGAGAGAAACCAAGAGTGTCGCTGAAAAAGTAGGTGTCTTTTCACTAAATTTTCTATCTCAAACAGCCTCTCAAATCATTGCTAATTTCGCCACAAACCCAGAATTATTTAAGTAGCGTATTTTGAAATGATTGCTTAACAGTTGCTTCGTGTAGCTGTTCACGAGCATCTATATAGTCAATTTGGATGAGAGATTCTGGGATTTCACCTCCCTTAGTCCCCCAAATGATTTTGATAGATTTAAGGCCGATACCCTCAGCTCGGAAATCAATTCCATTCAAAATAACGTGTGGAACACTAGAATCACTACTAATCTTGATTTCTAAATCTTGGACTGGTAATGATTTTTTTGATAAATTGCTCATCTTCCTCTCCTTTCTATTTTTCTCTCTTTCTGCTATCAGACAATCGACCATGTCTTTATTACGAGATTTACGAAAGTTTGACCTTTTTGATGCTAAGGATTTATTTCACTTTTCGTGAAGTCTGAGGTGTGAATATATCGCCCAATTCTTTACCGAAATAATGGGCGATTTTGAACATTTCACTCAGTTTAAAATCTTGTTTACCTAATTCTTTGTTACGATAGCTATTCTCGCTTTTTCCGATAACATCTGCCATTTCTTTCTGAGAAATATTCTTTTCCTTCCTCAGTTTATATAAAAGTATTTGCAAATCATAATCACCTCCTATTCATTTAAAAAAACCATTTCCAGATGAAGTACACCCAGATAAAGCCAGTTAGCGTCCAGCAAACCACATTCCAAAATTTCTTTTTGTCTTTCATGTGACAACTCCTTTTTGATATAATAATCTTATCCTGACAGAAAGGAGGATAAGAACCTATGGACAAAGAGACTCCACAATCACAAATCCCTGAAGTAAGGGGCGAGACTAGCCAAGTCAAACAACCGCCCGAATACTTCAAGAGACCGAATCCCACCACATCTAAAAATAAATAATTTTAAGATTTTTCTCGAAGTTTAGATAGACCCTGGCTTCGAGATTCTTTATTTCCAGATAGTGGTGGAGATCTTGCTCTGTTTCGATAGCATACTCAGGATGACTTTCAAAATATGGAACGACGATACAAGAAAATTCTTCCGCCTTCCCATTGATAGCCGTGAGAAATCCTTTGGCCAGTAGTTTTCCACTTAAGTCAAAGATAAAATAATGGTTCTTCTCGTCCTGAAACATCATATCTCGAACCTTGACAGGTACCAGACTACTTTTCTTTTTTCCCCTTAAATGATTGATACCACTGTATACGAGACGCAAAGCGAAGGGAAAAGTTAAGCTAAAGACCAAAGCTAAAATGACTGTAATAGCTAGACGCCATTCACGAGCAAAATCCCACTGCCCTAAAAATAGATAGATACTATAGTTGACAGAAGTCATCAGAGCGATGATATACTTTCGCTCACTAGCATCCCCATAGTCCATGGTACGGATGCGACTACTGAGCCAAAAGTTTAGATAGCCTGTTCCCCCCAGAGCCAATACAGACTCCAAAAATTCTTTCATATTCTCAATTCCTCCTTTCTATTTTTCAAGAGATATGCTATACTGTTAGTGAGCCTTGGGGCTTTCGCCCCACTCACCCCACTTCTATTTCAAGAAGTGTTTGATTAACTCAACACTGGCTGTAATCACTGTTGAGATAACCAGAGCCTTAGGACCGTCAAGCCATGGCTCTTTTTTTGTTGCCTTTTCAGGCTTTTTGCGTCTCCGCATATCTCTTTTCCTCCTGTATTTATTTGATTGATTACCTCAACCATGATTTAATTATACCTCACTTTTCGTGAAGTGTCAATAATTTTTTGGCGAAAAAACAAAAAAACTTTTCTTTCCGTGAATATTTTGTTATAATTTACTTAATAAAACACTCAGGAGAAATATATGACTGACAAAGAATTAGCTATATACATCGGAACAAAAATAAAAGAATATCGGTTACAGCGCGGATTGACGCAAAAAGAATTGGCTGTCTTGGTAGATATGGGTGATACAACTATAGCAAACTATGAAAAAGGTTTCCGTACTCCTAAAAAGAATACTTTGTTTAAAATATCCTCTGCTCTCAGCGTAACCATTGACGATTTATTTCCACCTATTCATAAAGCAGACACCCCCACAGCATCCCCAGATTTGCTCACACAGCAGATAACGGACAAGGTGGTACAATTAACCCCAGATAATAAAAAAATCGTCCTACGGACTTCTGAGGAGCTTCTGGAGAGACAAAAAGCAAACGGCGAGATGTACACAGAGCAAAACGAAGAAGAAACGAAGATAAACGAAGTATCGGAAGTTATCAGCTTGTATCAAGTTGAGGTTGTATCTGAGACGGCAGCAGCTTGTGGATTTAACTATGGATTCGGTTACGACGATACAGACAGAGAGACTATAGAGGTTGACGAGCAACCACCACGTCACGATATTGCTACCAAGGTCAGCGGAGACTCCATGCAACCTGACTACCAAGACGGAGATATTCTCTATTTAGCAGACAAGGGACTGACCACCTACAACGGAGACCTAGCAGTTATCGCATACGGAGATCGTTCTTACTTCAAAAAGATATATACCGAAAACGGACGCTTACGCCTAGTGTCGCTCAATGACAAGTACGAAGACATCATCCTAGACTTCCCACCAGCCGAAGACACACACATCAAGATTTATGCAGTTGTCGGGGTGTATAGAGGGGAATAAAACCAACTGTTTCCAAAAATGAAAGTATCTGATAACACATTGGACAAAATTAACGAAAAGTTAAAAGAATTATACCTTTTCTAATCTCTTGACATTTCTTAATAATTATATTACAATACAGCTATTAGGAGTTTAGCTCCATAAAGTTTACATTTGGATTTTAGATCCATAACGTGATGGTAGCCGTATTTGATACGGCTACTTTTCTTTGTATCTAGCAACTGTTTCCAAAATGGAAATAGTTGCTTGACAAAAATAACAAAAGACTCTATAATGTATTTATACGAATTGGTCCGGATGCCCGATGCATCCTACCGAAAGAGTCTCAATACATTATTGAGGCTCTTTCGTGCTTTATAGGAGAAAACGAGTTCCAGATTTAAAAGTGAAGTCGTCAGTGTGTATAGAGAGAAATAAAACTAAATTTAACAAAAATACCTTGACAAAATTTAAACAATACAGTAAAATGGAGATAATTTAAGAAAAAAGTGTCAATAACTCTACGGGGTCTGATGCGGAAGAAGTCTTCTCCATTTGCTTGGAGGAGGCTTTTTTTGAAACCATTTAAAGATTTAGAAGAACAACTTGATGTGCTCAAAGATAGAAATCTTGCTATCACCAATAGAGAGCGTACATTAAAATATTTACTGAGTAACAACTACTACAATATCATTAACGGATACAGTAAATTCTTTCAGATAACAGATAGTGATAATTATATAGAGGGCGTCACCTTCGATGAAGTGGCTTCTCTCTACACTTTTGACAAGGATATTAAGAGAGCTATCTTGCAATCTATACTTGAAGCCGAACATCATATAAAATCTATTACAGCTCATAGATTTGCAGAGACTTATCAAAATCAACAATATGCTTATCTCAACACTAAAAATTACGATAACGATAAAATTCTTGATGTAGGCTATATCATATCTAGACTCTCTAAAATTGTGAACTATAATAAAGATAAGCGTGGAACTTCAATCAACCACTACTATACTAACCACAAAGATGTCCCGATATGGGTTTTAACTGACTACTTGGAATTTGGTGATACACGAAACATTATCAAAAATTTACCAACAAGCCTACAAAATAAAATTGCAAAAGATTTAGTTAGTTTTTTAAAAACAAACAATCCTAATTTCACTGGTGTATTCCCCCCAGAAACTATGATTTCTTTTTTAAAAAACATCAACCAAACAAGAAACGTATGTGCTCACAATAACAGACTACTAAATTATAATTGTGCTGCAAATAGTGTTTACTTTGCTCCTATCCATGATGACTTCAACTTACAAGACGACGATTCCAGAAAATCAGTCTACTCAACAGTTGTCAGTTTACAATGTTTCATCAGTGGAGAAGAGTTCAATCGTTTGTGGAATACTCTTAGAAAGAAAGTTAGAAAACTTGAAAACAAACTAAAATCCGTTGATATAAACATCATAAATGCTACATTAGGATTTCCAAATAATTGGCACCGCAAGGAACCGAGAAAATAAATAAAACCAACTGTTTCCATTTTGGAAACAACTCAAAAAAAGCCCCACACTCGCAAAGTTTGGCGACTCTGAGTGTGGGGAACTTCAGTACAAGAAAAAAAGCATTAAAAAGCTCTTTTTCTTGTACTCATTTTATCAAGAAATGAGGTAAAAATCAATGGAAATTAAGTCTTATAAAAAGAAAAACGGCGAGACGGCTTATATGTTCCGTGCGTATATCGGGAAAATTAACGGATATAGTCAATACGCTACTCGCCGTGGATTTGCCACGAAAGCTAAAGCAAGAGCAGCACTGCTTCAACTGCAGGACGATATTGAGAGTGGTGAGCAAAGCAGGAAAGAAATCACGGTTGAGGAGATTGCTAAAAAATGGCTCAAAGATTATTCTGAAACCGTACAAGAAAGCACCTATATCAAGACATCTAGAAACTTCAAGAATCACATCTATCCAGTTTTCGGCAATAGAAAAATAGCTAGTATCACTCCTCTTCAAATGCAAGAGCAGGCCAATGAATGGTCTAGAAAATTAGTCTATGGTCGTAAATTAAAAGGATTGATGAATAATGTTTTTAAATACGCAATTAGGCATGGATATATTGATACGAATCCAGTTGATAGCGTGATTGCTTCAACAAGAAAGAAATCAGATGGCAAAAGCGACTTTTACAACAAAGACGAACTTCAAAAATTCTTGAAACTTGTCTCCAAAACAAAGGATCTAGAAAAGATAACTCTATTCCGTCTTCTGGCCTTCACAGGGGCACGAAAAGGGGAGATTTTGGCCCTTGAATGGAATGACTGGACAGATAATACTCTAGACATAAACAAAGCTATTACGAGAGGTTTTGCAGGCGAAGAGATAGGCAACACTAAAACGGTCAGTAGTAATCGACTAATCAGTCTAGACAAAAAGACAAAAAATATTTTGAAAAAATGGAAAAAGCAAAATCCAAACACAAAATATATCTTTGAAAATGAATTTAAAAAGCCAATTCCAAGCACCTTGCCTAGAAAATGGCTTATTAAAATTGTGGAGGGTAGCGACCTGCGTCCGATTAAAATCCACGGGTTCAGACATACACATGCCAGTCTATGTTTCGATGCTGGTATGACCTTGAAGCAAGTCCAACATCGTCTAGGGCATTCTGATTTGAAAACGACCATGAACGTTTATACCCACATAACCAAGCAAGCTAAGGACGACATTGGAGAACGCTTTGCAAATTATATTGATTTTTAAGGAGGTTCGCCTCCTTTTTGTGACTCCTTTTGTGACTCCCTTTTTTACAAAAGAATACCAAGGAATACCAAAGACAAAAATAAAAAACGTTGATTTAACAACGTTTTACCAAGAAATGCAAAAGAATGCAAAGGAATAATGGAGCCGGTGGGAGTCGAACCCACGTCCAAACACCTGCCAACATATTTGTCTACAACCATAGGTTATGTATTAGTTTAACAGTCCCTCGACACATAACTCAAGCCTAGAAACTGCGAGTCTATCAATCTCTTATCAAGCCACTAGACAAGACTCAATCGTATCTCGCTAATAATAAGACCTGTCATTGAACACGAGCAATCCAAATCGGGTCACGCCTGCTGGTTTTTAGGCAGCTAGAGCGTAAGAAGTGTTATTTTTTGCAGTTATATTTAACTGAGCGTTTACG